CTTAATGTAATGTGCAACTTCTGAGATTGTGACAGCGACAGTTTCCGGGAAGAATTTTACAAATTCATTAATGGCACGAGTTTCGCCAGTTGGTTCATAATCACCAGTCGATTCATTCTTTTTAGTTTTGTCTACAATCTGTTTTTGGATTGCTACTTGGATTTTTTCACCATGAAGATCGGTGAAGCAATTCACAGTCTGAGGAACTTCTTGTTTGGAATCGAAGTCATAAAGATTAAGGATCTTCTCCTCAACATCCATGTCACCGACTTCTTTAGAACATACCAACATACATAGGCTGTTTACTTGGTTGAATCCCGGCAGATTTTTATCTTCACCAGTTTTTTTATCTTTGTAGGTGACATCGCCATTACGGGTAGTCATCCAAATCTGACGAGTGATTTCAGAAGAACCAATCTTCAGACAAAGAGTCAGGTTACGAGCTTCTGATGAAGAAGCTTTACCAATGAAGGCATACTTAATTTCAGCCGGATAGATGTCTGTTTCAAGAACACCACCGCCACCACCTAGAAAATCGTCTTCGACCTTCTCACCTTTGGCGGATTTTTTGTTTGAGAAAATGTTGCTCATGAAGTTTTCCTTATTTTGCATGAGGTTAGTCGTATCGTAATCGTAATCGAAACCAAAAAAGAAGAGTTAATCTTCAGCGTAGTATTCGACCAATCGCTTCAGAACATGACTCACATCGTTGTCGATGTAGAGTTCATCATCATCCCACATTCCCAGAGGAGAGCGGATCCGACCACCGATTGTGGTCTTGTCCGATTCAGTGAGGAAGACGTGTTTGAAGCCAAGTCGTTCTTCCTTTGCCGAGATATTCAGCAGAGGATTCTGGATCTTGGCCTTCTCAATGTCTTTGATCCTCATCTTTTTGACGTAGATCACAGTCGTGAAATAGGCTTCCAATCCCTTCTTGGCCAAGGCCCCTTTGACGGGAACTTGATAACGCATCATCCCTTCTTCTTCATTCAAGAAGGCATCCAAGTGACCCAGCATGATGAAGAAGGCATCCACCTTCGCAGTTGCTGTCATCAGTCGTTTAAAGAACTGACCATAGTCACCCCAAGCCTTCATGGTGTTTGAAGAGTTTAGAACGTATTGCGTTTCGTACATATCCATCATGAATGACACAGTGTCGATCACGACGAAATTGTAGGGGTTCTCGGACCCCATTTGTTCCAGTTGATCCAGATAATCAATGATGTCTTCAGGATCAGTGATCGTCTTTTTCTTGAAAGAGTTTTTGAATGGCAGCGGTTTGCCACTCTCGCAGTTTAAGTACAGAACATCTTTTCTGTCCTTGATTCCCAAGAGAGAAGCAGACTTACCATGACCGCTCTCACCACAGATGAGAACGCTTTTCGGATTTTCATTCATGAGTTTTCCTTTGGTTATATGGTTCGACCGCTGTTAGTTAGTCATTTTTTGAGCAACCGATTTCAGAATAGTCGAGTAGATCTCATCCTTCTTCAGAGGAGCTTCTGACTGGTTGTTCAAGGTGATGACCTTTTTCTCAAGCTCATCATATCCCATTCCTGCATCCTTGAGCATCATAGCATAATTCAATAGGGTGTTATTTCTACCTCCTACTTCCAAATTGTTCAAGAACCAACGTTCCAGATTGTCGAGATTTCCAAGGTCTGCGACTTGTTGAACATATTCGCTGTTTGCCTTGGTTTTCGGAATGAAAGGCAATACATCAATGATCTGGGGACCACGATGTATCAGAATCTGAGAGTCTTCACAAGTTTGCCATTTTTTGGATCTTTGATTAGCTGAAACATCACTTTCAAATGGCAACCACAAAAGGAAAGAGTTCATAAATTCCTTATAGTCGTTCTTTCCCAAGTGAAGATAATAGTTTGTTGGCATAATCAGTCTGAACCGATGCTCATCTTTAGTGTTACGCTTGGTGGTAGCCGTAATGAAAGTATAGTCTTTCAGGAGCTCATGTACGGCTTCTAGAGTGATTCCACCGTCCACATCAACCACCAACATGTTGAACCCTTCTATTACCTTATCTTCAGCTCTGTGACCTCCCTCAAAGCGATGGTTTGCCCAGTGAAGGTTTGGTTGACCCAACAGAATTGGAAGTTTATCCAAAGGCTGTTCTTGATTTTCGTAGTCATAAGCGAAATGATTTGAGAAACTAAAACTTAGTTTATTCAGATCAGTTTCCGCTAGTGTGGAACCAGAGAAGAATTCCACCTGCTGTACCACATTCTTGGTAATGACTACATGGTTTGAGACTCCCCATGCCATCGCTAGATCCATCATTTCCTTTCGAGCAGTATTAGATGAGGGATAGTAGGGTAGATCCTCAACTAAGTCCGCATGAGTAAGATTATCTGCACTAGATGCAATGTATTTCGCCAATCGAACAAAGTTCCGTTCTCTTTTTAGAAGTTTTTGGAATGAGTATCCTGATTCTTCCGCAACTTTGATAGCCTGACGTAGATGCTGAGTCTGGATTTCCGTAGATTCATCAAGGAAAGCATACACCCCAGCGAGTTTCAGGGATTTGAAATACCGATGCGATAGTTCAGCCTTTCGGATTTCCTCATGCTCAGGCATTTGGTTAGCAATCGCTTCACATTGAAGACGATAACTTACCAGTTCTACACCCACTGGTTTTGGTACTGAAAGTTCCAGTGCATGATACTGAGGGTTAGCGAACTTAGTGAGGTATGTCTGCCAACGTTGTAGTGCTTGAGATTGATTTTTAGACACTAGACCATTGTAGACATCTTCTGGATTAATGGTTGAAACAGCACTTTCTTTCTGCCCCATACCAAAAAAACAGCGTCGGGCATAACCCGTTGCCAAGAAGGAGTAAAATTCTTCCTCGATTTTTGAACCATCGAAGAGTTTAGAACTTGTACCAAACATCAGAACATTTGATGGTGTGGCACCAGCAATATCCAAACCTCGTTCATTATCTGGAGTATTTTTTACAAGCTTTGCTTTAATTTTACCTAAGTCATAAAGCTCTAACAGTACGTTAAGAACTTCGTTATTTCCCATCAGGTTAGAACCAATCTCATCCATCTGGAAGTTGATTGATCCAGCCTGTGCGAGTAGAAGTTTATATCGAAGTTGCTTTACAGCAGGACCAGTTCCACTGTCGAATATAAAAGGAGCATGACCTTGTTTTTTAAAGTCAGCTTGCAAAGCTTCAAGTTCTTTTTGTTCATCACCACCTTTGGAAGCAGCAATATCTATAGCTAAATTAAATAAGCTAGTTTCAGCTAGTACCCCAAAGGTGGATTTCATGAAGTTGTCACGGAATCCAGTAAGAACTTCTTCCAGCAGAGAAACAGAGTGACCTTTACCAAAACCTGATGTAGCCAGAGCAATAGAATAGATGTTGATGGGGATAATACCCCGTTCAGGACTGACGATCTTTACCCTCATGGAAGAGGGGATAAGACCTAGAAAATACGCCACTTCAGCCTGAAAGAAGTCACGATTTACTTGACCTGTTCTGTGACAGAGCAGGTCAGTTAAATCGTTCATTGCTTGGTGATGTGGTGTATTTTCTATGATTGAAAGATCATAGAAATTAGCCATCAAAGCATACCTTTTAATTTGTTCTGAAGTGTATCTACATCATTTTTAAATGTTGGAATTCCATTGCGTATCTCATCCTTGATCATCTCGGTATAATTATCATCTGTTGTATACGTTGATAGATTCTCAATGATTTGAAGCATGAGTTTGATTTCATTTTTAGACATCTGGAAAATATTCCTTTCTTTGTTCACAGGCTGAAAAGGCAGAGCAGTATTCACAGGCTTTCACCTCACCATGAACGGTAATGACAATGCCTTTGCCTTTGTCAGATTTGTGTTGTTCGGCATCAGCGAGTTTGTCGAAGCTCTTCGTTGCACGCCCACCCTTCTTCGCAGTTTCTGGGTTAGCATAGTATTTGTAGGTATCGGATTGTTTCCACAGTTCCTTGTCAGAACACCGAACCATTTTATCCTGATTTGTTACATGTTTGGCATTTTGCTTTATGTCATTCAGTTTGTTGAGGATCCATTCTTCAGTTTCAGCTAAACTCATCAAAGGAAACTCTTTATGAGTGATTCGGGTTTTAGGATAATTTGGATCTGTCTTAGTTCGATATTTCTGCCAGTCGGTGAAGATAAATTCAATTCTCATTTTATCCTGCCAGATGAATTCTGGCATGATTAGACGATACATAGATCCTTGTAGAATATAGTCCTGATTTTTAGACCCAGAAGTATAGCTGAAAGTTGAAGTGCTTTTTACATCACGGTATGCACCGTTGATAGCAAAATCCAACTGCCCAGTAAGGACGATACCCCCGATTTTCTTGAATCGGCGTTGTTCCAAGAAAATTGGAATATCGTCCTTACTGAGTGTCGAGAGATCTGGATTGATTTTTATACGATCAATCACTGACTGGGGATAGTGGAGACGCCGCATCGCCCCCTTCCAGTCGCCCTCGGTCCATGCTCGCTCAATAGAATCATGGAGACCATGACCCATTCGCGAGGCAATTAAATCAGAAACATCAACAACTTCCTGATTTTGATTTACTTGACGTTCGAGAATCAGATGTCGAGTTGGTTTCATCAACGTAGTGACAGAAATTAGTTCACCTTCTGGTGCAACATCAGCCCCAGAATAATAGCCTTGTTGTAAAAGCCATACAGCCATAGGGAGGTCGATCTGATGATCGTTCGTTAGTTTTTTCATGGTTCACACTCTTCTATTGTACTGACAATCTCAGCAATACGTGATGCATTGATAGACAGAACTTCAGACTTCTCTTCCCAAGTAAAGATAACCCATCCGGGATTTTGGAAATTCAAAAAGTCGTAGCCACGAATTTCCTTATAATTCTCTTCATCAAAGTAGCGAATGTGAGAGACGTTGATGGTATTTTTCATACTGTAATGCCTTTTTCTTTCAGATCAGAGAGGTGTTCTTTGATCTTGGTTTTGATTGTCGGAACGTCAGCCCCATTTGGAATGTCGAATCCATGGTTCCAGTTCGGGTAAAAGATCTCACACGAACCAGAGAGTTTCACTTCATCATGCCAGATTTCAGGATCATCCTGCCAAGCCACCTCTTTAGGGAGGTGTGTATTTATATACACAAGGCTGTCGTATGCTCCGTCTCTTACGAGATAGTATTGAGCATCATGGATGTGAGCACATGGTTTGATGTCCAGACGATGGCTGGACCGTCTGACTTTCTTCATGAAGCCAGAAGCTGCCCTAGAGTTCAGCATACAGTATGACTGTCCCATAGCGTTACCGGCTGTTCTACCTTCAGCAGCAGCCTCCTTGGGTGTCTTCCCAGTGTTCAGAATAGTCTGAGCCAATAGAGGAGTTCTCACCCTCAGACCAAAGGCCACAGTGATGTAACCATCCTGAGTAGCTTTTTCGAGTCTTTGGTTCACCCATTCAATCGAAACCTGATACATATTCAGATACTTGGATTCGATATCCTGAGCTTTCTCTTTACTGAAACCACAGTTGTTCATCAAAGTATGGTATGTTCCTTGATAGGTCAGAGCGAAGGTAGGAGCCTTCGATTCCTGACGGATTGACTTGTACTTTTTGGCAATGCTGTTGATTGAATCCACAGAAGAAGGGTCGATATCAGGCATCTGGTGTCCGAAGTATCCGTAGGCTCTCAGTGAGTGACCATCGTAACCGTCGGTGTAGACCTTCAGTTTCTCAGGGTCTCGTGTGGTGAGAGCAGAGATCCGGTCTTCAAGAGAATCGAAGTCCAGTCCTACGAATAACCATCCGGGAGGAGCTTCAAAGGATTCTTTTATCAGATTGGCAAGTCTCGACTTCAACGGACCACCAGCAGAACTTGGAATGTTCTGAAGGTTTGGATTATTGGATGACAGACGCCCAGAGAGCGCCCCTCCTAACCGGAAGTTACCAAAGAGGTAATGCCATCCATCTAATCCCGGAACAGCCTTCAAGAAGGCAGGGATGAATGTGGAGATGATGATGGCCGAAGCCTTGTACTCCAACAACACGTTTAAGAAGTTCGCTGTCTCCTCGGAGATCTGCTGTTTAAGCAGTTTCTCAAACGTATCTGCTCCCGTAGAAGGGAGACCAGAATCTGTTTTATCCAAAACTGGAAGGCCAAGGAACTCTTTATTATATAGGAGTTTTTGTAGTTGTGGAGCAGATGCCGGATTGAATTCAATTTCCAGATCTTTGGTTTTCCCCAGATCATCACGAGTGACGACCTTGGTTTTCAGCTTGGCATTCTTCTTGGCCAAAGCTTCTTCTTCCAGTTGGTACAGGAAACCTTGAACGATCTTCGTCTGAAGCATTTTCTCAACGTTGTCCTGTGATTCTCGATTCAATAGGACATCAAGTTTTTTAACCTTCTCCATATTTACTGGCAGACCAGTCAACTGCATCTGGATGATATCCACCACAGCATCTTTGAAGAGACCTAGATAGATCTTTTCCTGATCATCAGCCAGCATGATGGGATGATTCTTTTTGTATACATACCAAGTGCTTAGACCATCAACGAGGTTGTATTCCAGCAGTTTGGTAAGCTCAATTTGAGTGATGTCATGAATATCTTCGACTGCGTAGTTTCCAGCAAATTCCTGAGCCTGAACTTTCAGACCCAGTTCATTACCAGCACAGGAGTTTGTGGCCAGATAGGTAATCAACTGGGTACATTCCCAGTTCCTCAGGATGATACTCAAACCATAAAGAAGACCTTCCTGATCTAGCAAATGATCCATGAAAAGTTGGTAGATCAACACATAACCATCATAACAGATATTGTGGTAGATCATTCTTTTCTTAAATTTCACAAAGAAGTCTCGAAGGGCGGCACGAAGTACAGCATTCTCTTTCTTGGTTTGGGTATTATCCACTTCGAAGGCTATACCCTCATGTTCATTCCAGCAGAAGGTAATTGTACCAATTCCTGCATCGTAATGTTTCAGTGAGAAACCCTCGATATCACAAGTAAGGTCACAGTCCATTTTTAGAAGTTTATCTAACCAGTCCAGTTTCTCTGTTACTGAAGACGGATACGTGGCTGAATGGATGATATTCGATCCAAGTTTTGTATGTGTTCCTGCGAAGAACCCATGAACGGCACCCAAGGCTTGTTGAATTCTGCCTTTGGTTTTGTCCGGGTCGTAGAAAACACGGGTGTAGTTTGGGCAGTATGTAACTTTGAAGCCACCAATCCCATCAAAAATGTCACCAATATTCGCATCGGTTTTCCCTTGTTTTGTTAATACTTTGAAGTAATCTGGTTGAGTAACAATTAGCATTTGAATTCCTGCATCTACAAGATGCGGAAGAAGATCTTCAAGGTACTCTTTCATTTCCGAAACAGAAGTTTTTTTCTTGGATCGGTTTGTATAGAGGTCACAGATCATAACCTCTTCATTCATGGATTTGAGATGTGGAAAATAGTGCTTGAGTATTTCTGATTTTTGTAGTCGAGGAACCAAAATGGCAATCCTCGCAGGACCACCTGTTCCCACAATCTCATAATTCATGATTTACCTCATATATTTTCTGGCCTCGACGAGAAAAACAGAGTTTCCTCTGGCCCTTCTATCGTGAAGGATTGTTGGTGTAGGCCAACACACAGATCCATTGCAAGCTCAAAAGCTATATCTTTAAGCTCGACAGGGAATTTTGTGAAGCGAGCATAGTTGATCAGAGTGACCACAAACCCACTCTCTTCCCCACCTGTATAGATGTAGTTGGCTGGTGAAATGGAGATACACATGCCCCGTTCACAGAAGCAGCGACAGATCTCCTCTGCATTGGCATAGTTTCCAGCCATCCAGATTCTCTGGGTAAAGCTTTTTGCTGCTTCGGTGACGTTCATTGGACCAACTCTAAATTGATATCCAGTGTCTGTTTCACGCCATCTATAGTGAGCGTGACATTATCGCCTGCATGGAAACCTCCATACCATTTAACGATACGAACAACGCTATCGGGATGACATTGGATGATTTCACTTTGATATCCTTTAGGGGAATCACGGTTAAAGAAAATCAGTTCTACACTGTCTTTCATTCGAAGTACCTTTCAGGGAGAACACCTCTGATAAAGAGGCGATGTTTGGGACGACTCAGAGCAACGTATTGCATTCGAGCAGTCTGTTCAGCGTTGGTACACTTACCGATGTCAGCTAGGTCCACAATGACAGAATCGTATGTGGATCCCTGAGCCTTGTGAGTTGTCGAAGATGCAACACTTCTTAGGTCTGGGATGTTGTCCCGAAACTTGAAGTAACGATCCCATTTCTTATGAGATTTCCAATATTTTAGAACCTTATCTCGGTCCAAATAATTGTCACAGACGGAGACAGAATAGATTATACCAGATTCAACACATTGAACGTCAAGATCTACCATATCAAGATCAGCACCCGGAACCCAGTTAGTATTTACATAAGGTTCTGATTTCGTGAGAATTTTCACCATCTGGTCAGTGTAGAGACGAGTTTTGTCTACTAGTTCAGCACTGGAGTTGTTCGTTACGATTTCATTCACCTCATAGGAATGAGTATAACCTCGAAGTCTCCGGACATACTGGTTGTAGTCAATTACTCGAAGATTGGTGTAGCAGAGGATCCGCTTGGCTGCGTCTTCTGTATGGTATTCCCTTTCGAGAAGGCCCTGCATCTGAGTTCCGTCAATGAAATCAATGACTCCCGGTACTTCCTTGATGCGAGTGAATTTACCAGTTAGCACTGTTTGCTTGGCTTGTTCACACAGACTCATCAGAGCAGGTTGTTCAGCATTCCGAACAGGATTCAGAAGCATCGACTCACTGAGGGTCTGGGAATAGACTGGAGACAAGGACTCTCTTACCGGGGCAAGCTGGTTCTTATCACCGACGAAAAGGATTTTACAATCGCTGGTCGTCCCTTTGTCGATGTAATTCCAGAGGCTTTTATTCACCATGGAAGCTTCATCAATGATGATTAGGTTCCGGGAATGGACAACCCAATTTCTTGTAGGAACGACCTTCTGATCACCCGTATTGAAATCGCTATGAACTCGAAGGTTCATGAAACTGTAGATCGTCTGGATATCTCCACGACGATGAGGCATTGCGTTCCTTAGAACTGCTGCTGCCTTATTGGTTGTGGCAGTGACAGCCACATTGGCCAGAGGACAGCTTGAGTTTTTGTGGGATAGAATACCGTCTGCCACCTTCGAGATGAAGAATGATTTGCCTGTACCTGCTCCACCAGAAACTCGATGATACTTCCTAGTCGGATCATTAATGAATGACAGGACATCCGTGAAAGCATTACGTTGTTCTTGGTTTAAGGTTGCCATATTGATTATTCCTGTATTTGATGAGATTGACGAAAGTTTCGTCATGTCCTTCGCGAAAGGTAGAACACCCCTCACCCAATAAGGATGAGGGGTTGAAGACTTAGCCACATTTACTGTGACCACAGTCTTGGCACACCGGGCATCCAGAAACCTTGATGGTATTAAACCCTTTGCAGTTTGGGCATTGATCAGGGATTTTCTGATCAAGCGACTGCGGTTCTTTAAGGTTGATATCCTCAGGTTTATCACCTTCAATATCTAGTTCTGGGGTCGATTGATACCCGATAAGGTTCATGTGGTCCTCAAGGGTTTGACCCAAGAGAGCAACCAAAGAAGGAAGATAGCGACCATTAACCCATTGTCCTCCTTTAGGGTCATGCACATTTTTCATTTCATCTACAACGAACCAAATATCTCCTCCACGCTGGAATACAGCACTAATCATACGAGTTAGGGCAGCAATCCATGCAGAATGTTCAGGGTTTTTTGAGTTGATGAAGATTTCGAATGGTGCATACCAACCTTCTGGCATCATAGCATGGTTGAACGTCACGTAGTACGCATCTCCAGCCCATCGAAGTTTATAGGTTGAGCCTTCCATAATAGTAGTTCGTGTAAGAACACGCATGTCCTTAGGTTCTGCTTTCTTTTCTGGTTCTTCCTTGGTTTCAACGGTCAGGATAGAACCTGTAATTGCATTGGGTCGATAGGTAGTGCATCCCTTACAACCTGAATCGTAGGCGTGGGAATAGACCTCTTTGAACTCTTCGAAAGTGATATCTTCAGGAAGATTCACAGTCTTAGAGATCGACGAGTCTACCCATTTCTGTAGGGCAGCCTGCATGATGACATGATGACTTGGTTCAAGATTTTGAGCCGTCACCATGTACTGTCTCCACCAGTTATCTTTCTCAGTATGACCAAGGTTGAAGTAGGTGTTGACGGAATAGACAGAGACTCGTTCTTCTTCTATCACTCCATTGTCCCGAGTTACCTTTCGTAGATAGAATGGAGCGAAGATAGGTTCACCACCCGAAGACACATTACCTGCATACATCGAAATTGTTCCAGTAGGAGCGATACTCAGCAGGTGAGTGTTTCGGATACCATATGTAATAATATCTTTGTGGATATGCTCAGGCATTCTCTGCATGTAACCAGATCGGATGAACTCATAACGAGCATCCATAGATTCCATACAGGGGGCAGGTCCCCATTCTTTCGCCATCATGATGGACTCTTCATAAGCCCAGATAGCGATATTCTTCATGAGACGTTCAGTCATAGCCACAGCTTCACCGGAGCCATATTTCATCCCGATCATGAAGAGTAGGTCAGCGAGACCTGTGACACCTAGTCCTTGACGACGTTTCTCCTTGGCTTCCTTCTCCTGTTGGGGAAGTGGAAATTTGGAGATGTCCACGACAGAATCAAGCATTCGAACAGCAGTCCGAACAGTCTTTTCCAGTTCATCCCATTCGATCTGAGCTTGTTCAGTGAATGGATTGAACACCATTCGTGCAAGGTTAATTGAACCAAGAAGGCAAGCCCCATACGGTGGCAGAGGTTGCTCACCACAGGGATTTGTTGCTGCAATAGTTTCAAGGAACCAGAGATTGTTCTCCTTATTGATACGGTCGATGAAGATCACACCGGGTTCAGCAGCATCATAAGTATTTTGAAGAATTGCATCCCAGAGATCTTTTGCCTTAATAGTTTTGTACCATTGGCCTTCGAAGACCAGATCCCAATCTTTATCTGTTGCTACTGCTTCCATAAACATATCAGAAATAAGCACAGAAACATTGAAGTTTCGCAGACGAGTAGGATTCTGCTTGGCAGAGATGAATTCTTCGATATCAGGATGATCACATCGCATTGTGGCCATCATAGCCCCACGACGTGAGCCAGCAGACATGATTGTCTTACACATGGCATCCCAGACATCCATGAAGGATAGAGGTCCACTGCTGTAGCTCTCCACGCCCCGTACAGGAGCACCTTTGGGTCGAAGTGTAGAGAAGTCGTAACCGATCCCACCACCTTGTTGCATGGTTATAGCAGCTTCTTTCAACATATCGAAGATACTATCCAGACTGTCTGGAACTGTACCCATGACGTAGCAGTTGAAGAGGGTTACATTGCGTCCTGTTCCTGCACCTGCTGTGATTCTACCAGCAGTTAGAAACTTGAAGTCATACAGGGCATTGAAGAACTTTTGCTCCCAGTCTTGGGAGTCAGGGAGAAGGGCTGCACAGGCAGAGGCAATCCTTCCCCATGTATCAACCACATTTTGGTCAGATTTGAAGCCTTCTCGGTTGGTTGAAAACCGATACTTCTGGTTCCAAATCTGTTCGCAAATGGGTTGAGGAAATGGGCTTGTGCTCATGATTTATTCCTTGATTTATGAGAAGAAGAGTTTTGTTTGTAACAAGATCAAATTAGTGAAACAAGCTATATTTAGTTGTTAAATTGACTTCCCCCACCATGAGTAGATTTTTTCTGTATATTATCAAGGATTTCAGCATCTTCTTGAGAAATAAATTGAGCATCACCACCTAGAAGTTTTACGCCATAATTTAGACCATTTGAGAAGGCTTGTCTTTCCTGAGAAGTATCAAAGATTAAAACAGATTGTTTTTCACCCATTGAAGTCATAATTGAGAATTTAAATTCACCGACAGAATAAATCGTAATCTCGTACTCTCCGTCGTTCGTCATTTTGTCGATGTGTTTGACCAAGCTTTGCACTTCCTGTGGACCAAAGAATTTGAAAATCCACCAGCGAATCCCCTTCTTTAATTTTGAATTGCTCATGGATTGTTCCTTTCTGCGATGGTGAATATGAAGTCGCTGATCTCATCATCTGACTGAACAGCGAAGTTAAAGATGGGAATGTTGTACGCTTTAGCCATTCGGAGAGCTTGTCCGGTTTCGCCCACCACCTTCCCGTTTGGAGTCCAACATAGTATGAACTCACACGGTGTTGTAAGGTCTTGTCCCAATATTTGATAACAGTTTCGACCCATGAAATCCCGTCCTGTATTACCGAGATTTTCCCAGTTTGGGTGAAACTCTTTAGCAAGGAGACGGGCTTCTTTAGTTGTTCCATAGCGAGGACTTGGGTTGCGATTAAACTCTTTCCATGGGAGGTAAATTTCTTTCCTGCCATTCCCTGCATCAGCACCTGTTTCAAAAGCGATATTTGCTCCGGGTGCCCCTCCAGATCTGAGGGTGAAACCGAGTTTTGATAATGATTTACCCGCATTATACATTTTTTGACATATGTTTTTGGGTGTTTTTCTTGCACCGATCCCAGCATAAATAATTTCCATCATTTTACCTTATTAAATAGATCCCCAGAATTGACGTTCACCAGACAGGAATGGTTTCCAGTCTTCATCAAACAAACAATTTTCAGGAGCTTTATTAAATAGAGGTGCAATATTTTTAGAAATATAACCACCTAAACCACAACCCACTTGAGTTACTTGAAATATTAC